CACCACTGACATGCCCAGCTGGTGTTCTTGGGTTGCGTGCAGACCTTGTGGTCATGCCCCGTTGCGTGGCAATTTGTGCACGAGTCCGCAGGTGCATGCATCTCAAAGCGAATAGGCTGCTCAACCTCATCGCTTAGCCGCATATCCCCGCAGTCATACGGACGCACAGCATCAATGCCGTGCTTCTTCATCATGGCCATCGTTGTTACCCGCACGTCATTCGGACCGGTGATGGGGCGAGTCTCGAGGATGCGGACGGGGTTATAGGTCTGAATCCACTGGGGGCCGAAGCCGCAGGCGTAGTAGGCGTAGGTGTGGTCGACATCGCGGGACTTGCCGACAAGGTACTTGCCGCAGGTGAGTTCGAGAATGTAGAGGTGCTCCATGGTAACCGCTAAAAAGTAGTTTTGTTGATGGACTTGGATTCGTTTTTGCTCGAGATATCACAATGAAGGCGTACCAGGTATACTTCTTCTTTCTGAAGGCAGTCGTCCTTCTTCAGGTTGTCATGTTGGCCACTGGTCACAAGGTGAAGGAGAGTTCGCTGTTCGCGGTCGTCGATACGGTGTTCAAGGTTTCGCTGGGTCTGTTTCTCGGTATCTACTTTTGGCTCTTTCGGCCGAAGGGCATCGAATGGGAGGACGGTATCATCATCTCAGTCGGTGGATTTCTGATTCTGACAGACATTCAATTCGAACCGTTGATTAAGCTCTACAATCTCCGCGACACGGCGGCAAAATCACTTGCGCCTTCCGTATAACTTCCGAGTTGGAATATGCGACTGCTTGAAGATGATTTCGTCCACAATTTGAAACGGTGCAGACACGGGAACGAAGGATACCTGGTGATTGAGTATGGTTGTAATCACCGCCGTGTCCGAACACTCGCGTCCGATAAACCGCAGGGCATCCTGGTAGGTCTTGATACCCTTCATCTGACTTTTCCTCACAGTCTTTGTCCCTATCGTCATCATGGGAGTGTCTTCGAACCCGAAGCAATTGCCCATTGTCAATTCGCCCAGCTAACTTTAAAGCAGTTTACGAACCACATCTTGTCAATCCGACAGTTGGGGAAGTTACCAACGAGGGCGGCCTTGGCCTTCTCTCGCGTAAGGTTGCCCGGAACATCAATGTAATCGTATGTGATTCCCGAGCGGGCGGCAAGCTCAATTTGGCGAGTGGCAACGTTGATGAAGTCCTCAACTGGGTCGTAACTGGCGGCGACAGCGCGCAAATCCTCAGCGGATGGCATACCGGCTTACACCAATCAACGTGGAACATTTAAATGCCCGATTGTTCGGTCTGTCAGTCCGATATGGACATGGAGGAATTCAATGACCAACGCGAATCCACAGAGACATGTCTGAAACTGGAATGCGGGCACGCCTTTCATTCTCGGTGCATTATTGCCTACATGCGTCGCACAGACTTTGATTGCATTCAGTGCAATCGCCACCGGACACCTGAAGTCCAGCTAGAGGAAGCGGGTCTGTGTGCCCAAGCCATTGAGGCCTTCAAGACTGACCCTGAGTTCCGTCGCATTCGAGCGGATATCAACCGAAAGGTAGCCGAGTACAAGCGGATGCGACTGGCTGCGAAACGTAAGGTTGTCGCATTCGTCAGGGAGAACAATGGGTTTGGAATCATGGAAAAACACCATGAACTCACAACCGCTATCAACCAACTGAAACGATACACTCGAAGCGAGTGTGTCAAGCGGAATCCGACCTTGATGGCGGCACTCAAGAAGGAGCTGTGTCCGGACGGTGGTGACAGTTTTCAAGAGTATTACTTCCGACGTATGATGGGCATCCCTAACAAATATGACCTACGCACATACATCGATATATCATTCAAGTAGAATGGAGCAATTCGGCAAGAACTTCAAGGGGCTGAGTATTCCTGACCGCAAGGCAAAGCTTGACCAGATTACGATGTTTCTACGCCAGCAAAATGCACTTGCGGAGGCAGAGGCATTTCAGGCATTGAGGTGTTGTTATCCCGCGTTTCCGCTGTCAGCAAATGAGCGGGTGTTTCAAGAGTATATTGCGTGGGCAGAGATTGCTAGAATCCAGGACCATCCGGTTGTGCGTCACATTCTGTCCCAGGGGTAATTGCCAGGCTCAATAGTACTGCGGGAACGTCTTACGCAGACCCCAGTACACGACGCCAAACACGACTGCGTGGGTCAGAACCTGGGTCGTCTTACCCGCCCCAGGTGGCAGAGAAAGCAGCACGCCCGGGGACAGCAGAATAAACAAAAGAACGGGGATGATAACATTAAGGTCCATTTATATGTATCCGCGACAATTCCTCAGGCATACAAATCATCGTACTCGCGATCACGTGGAATGCGAATGCGAAGTCCGTGCCCGGATGTAGGTCGTGAAATGACGTGACCATTGTGAATCTGACTCAGGTCTCCCATCGCCTTTTGCTGGTGGCGAACCCAGATGCGTGCAACGGCCATTGGGTCGCGGATGTGGCACGACCGCTTGACGCCACCCACCTCGACAAAGAGCAAAGACACGAACTCTCCGTCCGTGTTCATGTGTGCAGCTCGGACGAATTCGGGAACGAAGAGGTGGGCATACTTTGCCGCACGCGTGGCATTTGTGCCTGGGAGATGAACTGGGTTGCGAAGGGCGTCGTGGACGTACGCATGGCACATGAAACACTCCATTTCGGCCACTCTCTTGGTAAAACACATTGAATCCGTTTTTTTCAGCTGCTCGTGTTGAAGAACCGCACCATGTCAAGGGCACGAGCGGCCGCATTCCGAATCGCCAAGTCCGTCATGGTCGTCGAGGTTCGCCAATCCTCGCCCAGAGACGCCTTGATGCACCGGTCATAGATGACCACCTGCGGAATGTCCGACGTCGGCCGCGTGCGAGCCAACTCAAACACCGCACGACGAGCCGTCTCAATCTGGTACACATCCAGCTTGTTCCAGTGAATAGCATCGGCAGCCAATGCCTCGTATCCGTGCTTGAACACATACTGAGCAATTCGCATCGCGGAATTGAAGCTACCACCACTATGGCAGTCCTTGTTTTCCAGGTTGTTGAAGATCATGTCTGCCTGGGGTTGGTTGATGTCCTTGGCCGTGCGAATCCAGTCGCACAAGTCTGCACGCCGTGTAGCCTGGATGATGTCGGCATATTCTGCAGCGCGGCTTGGGAGGAAACCGATGTCAACGAAGAAGGACTCCATATTGATGTAAAAAGTGTTTTGTGCGGGGAATCCGTTTTCAGTAGTGGTTCGCACGGTCCAGCTTGTTGAGGTCATCCTGGTCGTATCCCTCGCACATCTCCTTCTCCGCCGCCGCGAGGTCGGCACGGCGGTTCTGGAGAATCCAAATCCAGTCGTCACGCTGACCCTTGGTCATGTTGGTCGTGAGGCGTTCCTCAATCTCCGCAATGACCTCTCGCAGTTCATCCGGACTGCGTGCGGGCGGCACGGCCGCGGCCGCATCCGACCGGGCTCCGTCAATGCACGAGTGGCATCGTGCCGAGTCCTGTGCCAACTCGTGGCCGCCGCAGTCGATGCACATCGGGTAGCAAGGACCGTACCGAACTTCGTAGCAGGTGCGGCAGTACCGATTGTCCCACAGCGAGTGGGAGCCACACCCCCGGCACGGGTCGCTGTCCTCCTCGCAGCAATGAGGGCACATGCGGCTACCACCGCCGCAGGTGCAAGTGGACGTGAGCCAGTCGGTCGTGCCGCACCAGGTGTCCTCCTCGACCACGTCGGCCCAGTATTTTGCGCAGTAGTCGCACTCGGTGTACGGAAGAAGTGTCTTGTTGTCGCAGTTGGGGGCGGTGCAGAAGAAGGTGTGGGTAGCCATGGTAGAGTGGGTTGCAGTGTAGAAGTCGCGGGTGTTGTCGTGTTGCTTGTTGGTGGTGAAGGACATTGTTGATTGGAGGCCGGCTCTTACCTGTGTTGTACAATCACAGAATCCGTTTTCAGAATACGGTCATGTGCCAGAATCTCTGACCGGACAAAGCGAGCGTCCTTGCCGGCGATGAACAGCCCAATGTAGTGGTCGAGCAGGTTGTCGAGAGACCGGCGAAGGTTCCGCGTTCGCTGCTCGTAGAAACTGAGTCGATGCAAACGCATTATGCGAACGTGCGGCGTTCCATATGTGGTGTGTCCGCGGCGAAGGAGTTCAGACGAAAGCTTTTGCTGGGTTGCCATTGTAGAGAGCGATGTATTCTCAAGGCGAGACATTCGTTTTTATTCCCATCCACATATAATGAGCTCCGCACCAACGAACCCCGCCCTGACGCAGCCTACGACCACCGCGACCACAACCCCGACGCCGACGTTATGGGGCGGTCTCATGATGATTCTCGCGTCGTTTGGAGGCGTCTTTGCGTTTCTCCTCCACGCGGCGGCCGCCAAGCTGTCGTACGACAAGTACCAGTCGCCGTTCTGGGCGGTGATTGATTTCATCTTTGGTTCAATCTACATCCCGTACTATGCGTTCTTCCTCAATACGTCTTCTGCCCAGCCCGTGATGGGTGGACGTCACCGTCGTCGATAAGCTCAGTGTAGATTGAGTGGAGTTTGACGTCCAAATCGTGGACGAACAAGAACACTGCGTACACGAAGACCATGCGTCCACCGTACAACTCGATAAAATGTTCGAGTTTCTGGTCGACAGGCAGAACTGGAACCATAAAGTGAACAAAGTATGTCACCCAGAAGGAGGAGACAACTAATACCGACATCTCAGTTGTCACATCGGCTATCCGATACGCCAATGGCATCCTTGTCCACGCCTCATTGAACCGTCCGAATCCCGTCCGAATCACTGTGGCTGTCACCGCAGCCAGAAGCACATACAAAACAGCAATAATGATGAGATTCAGTGTCAGGTTCACAACATGACCCTTCACCGAGGGTAACCGGTTCTGCCCCGTGTTCTTCATTACATTTTCACGCAAGAGAAGAGTACTGGTAATGAGCACTCCTCTCCGTACGTGGGGCAAGCACCTTATGATTGACGCCGCTCGTGCCACGCCGCACACGATTCGCAACCCTGTCAACATCCACGCCTTCAATAAGGCATTGGTTCAGCGTATCGACATGGTGGCCTACGGAAACCCGCAGATTGTGCGGTTCGGCTCGGGCAACAAGGCGGGATACACGCTCGTTCAGCTCATCGAGACGAGCAACATCTGTGCACACTTTGTGGAAGAGAACAACTCCATGTATTTGGATGTGTTCTCCTGCAAGGACTTTGACCCCGAGGTGGTCAAGGATACGGTTGAGGAGTTTTTTGAGACGAAGCACATGAAGCTGAAGGTTCTGACGCGTCAGGCACCCACTGTGCTGCCGCAGGCACAGTGTATTTGCCTCGCCTAAGGGCCGAGGTATTCTGAGCAACGTCCATCGCGAGCCCGTGTATTGTCAGGACACTGGCGGATGGTGGGCGGAGCCACCTCAGTGAACTTGGGCACACTCGGCCACATGTCCTTGCCATCGGTGAACTGCTCCTTCTCCCAGGTGGTCGAGAAGGTCCTGGACGCACCACCTGACGCACCGGCATTGCACTTCTCAGGACCTGATACGCATCCAACGCCAGGGCAGTAAATCATCGACCCGCTGCACTGCACGCCGGGACCCTGAACAGACACGTAGCCGAACAGGACCAGAACCAGGACTCCGATGAGTATCCACTTGAAGGACATTTGTCTTTACATGAAGTTCTTTTTCACCCACTTGCGGTCAGCTTTGAACGTCCGAGACTTCTTGGGTGCAGTACGCTTCGTCAACACGGAGATTGCATTCAACTTACGGAACGTGGACAGCGGACCAACCTTCGCCACAACCTTACGCAGAGTCTTACGACGAGCCGGGGCCTTCATGGTGGCAGAGTAGCCCATCAGGGTTCCCTTCTTCAGAGGGCCGATGAGGTTGCGACGAGTCTTCATTTGATTTCACTACACGAAAACTTATGACGTGGGTCCAGGGGGCGGAGGAGGAGCGGGCTGCGAAGGAATCTTGGGTGCGGGGACGATTGGCTTGGGCTTGAACGCCTTCATGAATCCGAACATTTGTTATTCCGCTTGATTCTTTGCACACGCCCTACAACCCGGCTGAGGCAGGAAGGACGGCGGAGGGACAACGTTTGTCAAGAACAAAAAGAGGATGACCAGTGCGAGGAGAATCAGCCACGTCCACATTTACTTGTTGGCACACGCAATTTCCTGCGTGACAATACCGTTGAACATGACGCGGCGAAACAATTGGCCTTCAACGCGAACCACCGAACACTTGCGACGAGGTCCAGAGCGAACGATGCGTTCCGCTGCGTCGATGTGCAGTGCCATATAGGCCTCAGCACATTCCCAATTGTACTCCGGCACGGCAGGCGTATCCTGGAAGAAGACGCAGCAATACCGAGCACCGTGATAACATTCCATGCAGAAGACGGGAGAACATCCCTGGCAAATGGCGATTCCCTGCTCGGCGTGGGTCGTAAGTGTGTCGTTGTAGCAGCTGGGGCAGATGTCCATGGTGTCGCTGTTGTCTTCTAGCTGCGGCGTTTAAATTCGTTTTTAGTAATAAGAGATGCCCACACTTCGCCAAAAGGTCAATCAGTTCTGTGTGGTCGCGGGGACCACGAATGCCTCGAGTATGCGGATAGCCAAGCTGGAAGAGGCTCTGAAGAAGGCCAAGGGCGATATGAAGGCTCACAAGCAGGATATGAAGTATCAGCAGACACAGAGTCGCAAGGCAGCGAAGGCCAAGACCCAGCGGGCTCCGAAGGTTCGCAAGGCTGCCAAGGCCCCGAAGGCCCCGAAGATGAAGCAGGAGGTTCAGATGATGCCTCTTCCCGCTCAGGCTGAGCCGATGATGCCTGCCCCGGCTCCGTCGTTAGCCCCCGCCGCCGCTCCGCCTGGGCCCCCGAAGGCCGGCACACGCCGCCGTCGCCGCAGTATGCGTTGGTAGAGTTTAGAGGAAACTCCTGATAACACATAAATGTCGACTGCTGATGTTCCTGTTCCTGTTGCGGTTGAGCCGCCGAGTGTCCCTGGCCCGAATCCTACGCCCACCCCGTCCGGTCTGTTCGACTCCATTGATTGGAAGAACCCCGTGGCCTCTGTGAGCAAGCTGGCGACCCACCTTCACTCGCTGGATGCTCTGACGCCTGCTGAGCGTCTGACCATGCTTCAGGGCAGCCTGCTCTACGTTATCAACACGTCGACCATGCCCGAGCTTGAGAAGGATGCGGCTCGCGTGTTCGTGTCGACCATGGTTCCCCACATTGTCGAGACGGCGGTGGCGGGCATCGAGGCGACGGCCAAGGTTGTTGCGGCGGAGAAGAAGGCGTCTGACCTTCTGGCCTCCGTAATGTCCAAGCAGCCGACGATGGTTGTCAACAATGTGGAGCAGATTCTTGCCAATGCGGCCAAGCGTACGTGGTGCGGTTGGTGGTAAATGGCCTTAACTCAGGAGGCGGAGAGTCCTTAATGGGTATCCCGTATTACGTGGCGTCCTTACTTCGTAAACATAAACACATCCAGAAACCCTACGATACATTTGAAGCCGATGTGTTGTGCATGGACTTCAACTGTTTCCTTCACAAGGCAATCAAGGATGAAGATCCGATTGGCAGTGTGATTGCTGAACTTCGCATGTACCTCGACCGCATGCGGGTTAAGCGAGTCTACATTGCCTTCGATGGACTGGTGCCCTATGCGAAGATTGTTCAGCAGCGGTATCGTCGTTTCCGTATCCCCGAGAAGGCCAGTACGTTTGACCGCAACCAGCTCTCTCCTGAGACGCCGTATATGCGGGAACTTGTGCGGGAAATGCGACTGGCTTTCCCGGATGCTGTCATATCAGGAACAGACGAGCATGGCGAAGGGGAGCATAAGATTTTTCAATGGCTACGAACCCTTGACCCATGTGCCCGAGCCACTGTGGCAATCTACGGGCTCGACGCAGACCTGGTGCTCATCGCGTTGGCACAACGCAGTGTCGGCAACCTATTCCTACTTCGAGACGATGATGCCTTTTCGATTTCCGCCCTGGCGGCTGTTCTGCCTCTCCCCGTAGACGAGTATGTTCGCATGTGCATTCGCTATTTTGGCAATGACTTTATGCCAGCCATCGCCATGTTCTCTCTTCGCGAAGATGGTCATGGACGTGCACTCCGTATGAAGGATCCGGAGAAGATGGAGACAAAGGTTTTGATTGAGCGCCGAAAGCCACACGACGCACACATTGTGGCCGTGGACGGGAATGCGCTGGAGACGCGAGTCGGTTTGATGATGGACGGTATCGTGGATTGGGAGCCTGTGTGCTATGCCTACTGGAAGACATATGCGTGGACGTTGGAGTACTTCACCACGTCTCGAGCGCCCGACTGGTGTTGGGTCTATCCGTACACGGATGCTCCTCTTCTTCAGACGTTGGCTGATTTTGAACAGCCTACGTCCTTCGTGTGGGACCATCCAACACCCCCCTTTCATGTTGGCAATCAGTTACAATGCATTCTACCGTCTGCGTCCTTGCGGACAGCGCGCAAACGAGTAAAGTTCCATGATGAGTTCTATGACGAAGCACATGATACCCGCCATCCGTGGATGAAGCGATATGCATGGGAGACTGACCCATATATCTCAGTCCCATGGGACCCAGTACGCCCACTTACCTCCGTATGCGAAATCCAGTTGCCGTCATGACCATGCGACCGCCCGTGCGTGCCACCATGGGCTGGGCGACTTCGGACTGAACCTGCCCAACGGAATAGAATACACTGTCCTCCGGAATGAGTACCTCGAACTCATTGCTGCGAGGCCGCATGTACTCGTTCTCGATTTTCTGAAGCTCCATAATTCGCTTCAGGGCTGCCATACCACTCGCATCGCGGAACGACCTCCAGTGCCGAGTGATATGATTAATGTACGAGATTCGGAAGGAATATGACTTGTTGAACTTGACATTATTACGCAGGACATCAAAACAGGCCTGTACAGTCGAATACACGGGTTTGTTCAGGCGGCGGTTCACCGCATTGTGGGCCCGGAATGTGAAGAGCAGGAACTCGCGACGTGAGTACAAGAAGTTCGGGTACTTTGAACGGTAATCAGCTAACATCTCCGCAAAGTGACCCTGACACGACGGACATGTAATCGTGTCTCGAAAGAGTTCGATCCATTTGAGAAGAAGCTGACGCTCAGCCTCGGTAGGCGAGTCAGGATATAACGAAGCGGCGGAGTGGAGGGTCATCCACCCTAATGGACCCCAGATGGACGTCATTAGACTATCACAGCGAAACCATTCCCGCTTCCGCGCCGCTTTCGAGGATTAGCTTGACAAGTGCTGGGGGTGCCTTTGAACCAACGTCCATCTTCGCAGCCTTGAGACGTTCACGCATTATCTTTTCCGGCATGTTGCGAAGTGTCTTCTGAATCTTGTTGCGTTTCTGCAATTCGCCTTGGCTGGTCAAGATGCGGATTCCCTTCTTGAACGGAGGGCTGGCGGCGGGGTCGCGGACTCCTTCAATTTTACGAGCAGTCTTCTTGTTTCCCGTCTTCAACACTCCCATCGGAAAGGTCTTTGTCCTGGTTTTCTTAGCGGTTCTCCTACGGTCGCGTTCGTCAGGCTGGCTGGGTTGGTCGCCAGGTCCGCCGACTTTGCGGATATTAATTTGCTTCTCGGCCATTCCCTTTACTCAAAACGGATAAACCTTATTTACAGCGTAACCGGGGCATTCATATACCATGGCTGAGTGGGACGCTGTTAAGGCATACTTCGAGAAGGGTGTTCGTCGTCTCGTGGATCATCAGGTCGATTCCTTCGAAGACTTCATTCGCAACAAGCTTCCTCTCATCGTCCAGTCGACTGCGCCCATCACCGTTTGGCACGAGCAGGATGAGGCCACCAAGAAGTACAAGTACGAGTTCCGGCTCTCCTTCGAGAATGTCACCTACCTCAAGCCGCGACTCCAGGAGGCCACCGGACGCGTCAAGCCGATGCTTCCGATGGAGGCACGTGTTCGCAACTTCACCTATGCGGCCCAGATGCATGCGGACATCCGGTTTGTGGCCCGCACATACAAGGGACCGCTGCTGGATACGTTCGATGAGGAGTTCCGGGTCTTTGAGGGCATCTCCATGGGCAAGCTGCCGGTGATGCTGGGCTCGTCGCTGTGCCTCCTCAAGGAGTATCCGACGCAGATGGCAGACATGGGCGAGTGTTCCCACGACCCGATGGGCTACTTTGTGGTCCACGGCTCGGAGCGGACTATCCTCTGCCAGGAGAAGGTGGCGGACAATCGCATCATGATCTTCCAGAACAAGAAGACATCGTCCAAGTATTTGTATTCGGTGGAGATGAAGAGTCTCCAGGAGTCCTTCACGACTCCGCCCAAGAAGCTGGAGATTCGCCTCAGTTCCAAGTTCAATGGCTACGGGTTCCCGATGGTGGCCTGTGTGCCTCGATTCCGCGAGGACATCCCGGTCATGGTCTACTTCCGTGCCCTCGGAATCCAGGATGACCGTACAGTGGCTCGCATCATCTGGGGCGACGAGGCGGATTCGCACGTCGAACTGCTGGGTGCGTCCTTCCGCGATTGTGCCGAGTTGGCGGTCTACTCGCAGGACGATGCGGTTCGGTACCTGACCAACCACCTTCAGTACGGCACGAATCAGGAGGACAAGTGTGCCTATGTGCGGTATCTGCTCACGACGGAGCTTCTGCCTCACGTGCGGTTTGCCGGAGAGGCAGGTGCTCATGGGGCACCGGCGCCAACAGTGGAGGTGCTGAATGCTCGCCGCACGATGCTGATGGCTTCCATGATTCGCAGGCTGCTTCTCACGTACTGCAAGCACATTCCGCTGGATGACCGCGACGCCTACCCGAACAAGCGGGTGGTGACGACAGGTGCCTTGCTGACTCACCTGTTCCGCCAGCTGTTCCAGAAGGTGTGCAACGACACCCGTAACGAGTTCGTCCAGGAGGTCAACAATGACGCGTGGAAGAAGGCCGGTCAGCCCCTGGAGATTCTGAACATCAACAACCTCTACAAGATTCTCAAGGTGTCGGCCATCGAGGGCAAGATGAAGCAGGCTCTGGCCACGGGCAACTTCACGGTCCAGGGCATGGGCACGACGAACTCGACATCGCTGTCGAATGCGACCAAGGTGGGTGTCTCCCAGGTTCTGGCCCGCATGTCGTATGCCGCCACTCTGTCTCACCTTCGCCGTATCCAGACTCCCGTGGAGAAGTCGGGCAAGCTGCTGGCTCCTCGCAAGCTTCACGGCACCTCGTGGGGCTTCATGTGTCCAGTGGAGACTCCGGAGGGCCATTCTGTTGGTATCGTGAAGACCATGTCGCTTCTGACCTCGGTCTCGCAGCACGTGCCATCCTCGACGATTCTCCACTTCCTGTCGGAGCTGCCGGGCGGAGAGATTACGTGGATTACCACACCTCGCGTGTACGAGGGTACGTCCATCACGGTGAATGGTGTTCTGCTGGCATATGCTGCGAATCCCCTCACAGTGGTCACGGCTCTGCGGGCCGCCAAGTGCAGTTCTCGCCTTCACCCGCACACCTCGGTTGCCTGGTATACGCTGATGAATGCCATTCTCATTGAGACCGATGGTGGCCGTGTGGTTCGCCCGGTGTTCCGCGTGGGTGCTCCCCATCCCGAGGGCGAGGACCGCAAGGACTGGAACATCTGGGTGAAGATGTGCATCGAGTACATTGATGCGTCCGAGACGGAGACACTGCGAATTGCTCTGACCAAGGAGGAGGTCACGACGCATTCTCACCACGAGATTCACCCGTCGATGCTGGTCGGTCACATGGCAGGCACGATTCCGCTGTCTGACCACAACCAGTCGCCCCGTAACACCTACCAGTCGGCTATGGGCAAGCAGTCCATGTGCATCTACGCCACCAACTTTGCCAAGCGGCTGGATAAGAATGCGTATGTTCTGTGCTCCATCAGCCGGCCCATCGTAGAGACGCGGTCGATGAACATTCTGAAGATGCAGGAGATGCCCTTCGGTATGAACGCAATTGTCGCCATTGCGTGTTATGGCGGCTACAACCAGGAGGACTCCATCATCATGAACCGGTCCTCTGTGAACCGCGGGCTGTTCCGCGGACTCTACTACACGATGTACAAGGACGAGGAGCACCGGAACGTGACCTCGGGTCGCGAGGAGAAGTTCATGCGTCCTCAGAAGCACAATACTCGCAAGTTCAAGAACACGAGTTACTCGGCCATCAGCGAGAATGGTATTCCGATTCTCCACTCGAGTCTCCAGGAGAATGACGTGGTCATCGGCAAGGTGGTGAACCTGCGGCACGATACCGCGGGGTATGCGTTCCGCGATGCGTCGACGACGCACAAGAATGCCGAGGCTGGCCGCATCGATGGTGTCTGGCAGGACAAGAACTCAGACGGATATCCCTTCGTGAAGGTTCGCGTGGTCTCGGAGCGTATTCCTCAGATTGGGGACAAGTTCTCCTCTCGCCACGGACAGAAGGGAACGGTGGGTATGCTGCTTGATGAGCAGGACATGCCCTTCACGGGTGCGGGTCTGCGTCCCGACCTGATTATGAATCCACACGCTGTGCCTAGCCGAATGACCATTGCACAGTTGATGGAGTGTATCTTCGGAAAGGTGTGTGTTCGCAAGGGTTCCCTCGGAGACGGCACGCCGTATTCTCATCTCCGAGTCGAGGAGCTGCGGGCTCAGATGCTCGAGCTGGGCATGCACCCGTATGGAAATGAGATTCTGTACAATGGGCAGACAGGCGAGATGATGCAGGCGGAAATCTTCATGGGTCCCACCTTCTATCAGCGGTTGAAGCACATGGTGATTGACAAGCGTCACTCTCGTGCTCGTGGACCCATCGTGTCACTGACTCGCCAGCCTTGCGAGGGACGGTCTCGTGACGGTGGTCTCCGTGTGGGTGAGATGGAGCGTGACTGCATGATCTCTCACGGTGCGGCAGCCTTCACCAAGGAGCGACTGATGGATGTGTCCGACCCCTTCTCGACAGGTATCTGCAAGACGTGCGGAACATTGGCCATTGTCAATCCGCAGGAGGGGCTGTACTCTTGCGGGTCATGCGGCAACAAGACGGACTTCGTTCAGAAGACCATTCCCTATGCGATGAAGCTCTGGATGCAGGAGTTGGAGGCCATGCACATTGTGCCCCGCATGGTTATGGAGTAAAGTGTTGGAATGATATAATCGAAATGGCGGGTCTGATGAAGAAGGGGTACAGCGATGCTCTGATCGAACGTCAGATGAAACAGCTTCCGTATAGGACAAACCCGACACGCAATATAAACCTTTTTAAACCTCGACAAGATATGGGATGCTCGGAATTTGACTTCAATAAAGCACTTGATCGTGCGTTGAGTCCATACAAGGCCGCTGGAAAACTTACATATCTCGAATCTGGAAAACCAGGTGAACGGGGTGATGTACGATTCCACTATCCCTGGCACCCAGACAGGATAAAGGTACCGGGGTGGGGATTGGATCGATGGGCATACAACCAGACAAAAGACGGGTCAACCACAATTAAAGAATCTCTCGAAGCCAATATCCCGGTCGTAGGCGTTATCAATCTAGAATACGTTCAGCCAGAAGGCACTCGTCACAGCCATCTAATTTCGTATGTTCTTCGCAGACGTGGAGGAACGAACGAATTGTTTTTACTTGAACCGTACGATACAGATATATTGGTTGGCGATGTAAAGAATGGTGCTTGGTTAGGTATTGGACTCAGACCTGGATGGCGAGACGACATCAGAGGATACTTCGAGACCAAAATGGATGCATCACCTCTTGCACTCATTGCACCCATGAAGGGTGCCCTCGTCGAATACTTTGACTTAACGAAAAGAGACGCCGGAGAGGGGCAGTGTGCCTCGTGGGCGATCAAAATGCTAGAAGCGGTCGCCGCTATCGATCTTAATACTGTGTCCGGATACAAGATGTTTATGTCGATACGTCCACTTCAAGAAGGTGGCCGTCGTCGCAAAACTATGCGGTCAAAGCGGACCAAGAGACGGGGAACACGCCACGCACGAGTTCGCTAACCTCACCCGCCACAGCACGAATCTCCGCCTGAGCATCGGGTCCCATGCGAAGGTGGCACAGACGAGCATAGGCTGCTAACGAACCCGTCTCAATAAACTCCGTCATCATATTCTGGGGAAGCACCATTCTCGCCTGCTCAGGTGGAACGTTGTTCGCCAAAAGGTGCTTGTACTCGTCCATCGAGTGGCAGCAGTGCATCTTCAAATACTGCATAAACCGCTCATCCTCCGGATGCACATCATCATTACTTCCCTGCTTTTTACCTGGTGCACGAGTCCGAAGGTGAGGCACATGGAAGGTCGGTGGATCATCTACGTACCTGCGGCTGACCTCATTGCGAGAGAACCCAATTGTGTGCCGAAACCACTCGCGGGCCATCCAAATCGGCATCTTCAACCGGAACCGGAGCTGAGGATGAAAAAAGGGTGACGTATGCTCGTGGTCGGCCAGATACTTGATGAGCTTAGCGTCCTTGTCGGTGAAGTCATCGACGTGCTTGCCCAGTGACACACGGGCGGCATTCACAACGGTCAGGTCGTTACCAAACGTCTCCAGAAGCTCCACTTTGCAGTCCTCGAACATGGTTATACGGGGTTCTCTTCCTGAAGGTCGTATAGCGAGCTGGTTCGGTTGCGACGATAGATGTTATATACACAGCATACGAGTGCGATGAACACAACGAAGCACACGGTGCCGGTTGCCAGTCCTGCGTCAATGTCCATTGGTGTTTTCATAGTGTCTACATGTAATCCGCAATGTCGCTCGAAGTGGTGCTCGGACCGATGTTTGCCGGCAAGACGTCCTATGCCCTGAGCCTTGCCCGAAAGTACACGGCTCAGAACCGGCGAGTCCTGGTGGTCAAACACGCACTTGATACCCGGTCTGTCAATGTCAATGAGATCACAACACACGATGGAGACTCATTCCCATGTTACACCACGAACACGCTGAATGGGTTGACTGCGGACTTCCTGGGCTCCTTTTCAATTGTCATTGTTGATGAGACGCAGTTCTTTCAAGGACTGGTCCCATTCGTGGAGTTTGCGGTGGACACGCTCGGTAAAGACGTGGTACTGAGTGGTCTGTCTGGCGACTCGGACCGCCGTCCATTTGGCGAGTTCCTGAGCGTGATTCCACTGGCCGATAAGATTACGCATCTGTCGAGTCTGTGTATTTGCGGAAAACCAGCACACTTTACCCGTCGGCTTCAAACGGGCTATGGGCAAATCGCAATTGGCGGGGCTGACCTGTATGTTCCACAGTGTCGGGCGTGCCATATTTACAGGTAGAAATCCTCGGCGCGAACAATCTGAAACAGGTCGGGCTTCCCCTGGTTCAGTGCCGCGATGGATTGTTCATCTGGAGATTCGACAGCGATGGGGTACACAAACGCATCACGACGTACACCAAGAATGGGGTCGAACATGACCCAGTCCGTGACGAAATGCGACTGGTAAGGAATGGACACATCATCTACTGAGAACAGTGCACAGAACTTCGCAGCCCACTCCCGGGTAATCATGTAGCACTGAGCACCCCACGGATTCGAAACACCCACATTGCGGATGATAACTTCGCCATCCACCCATTCCCAGGTTCCACTTGGAATGTTGATGTACCCCATGGACAGGATATCCGTGTTTCCTGACATCATATGAGGTATGACAGCATCCACCAAACGATTGAAGTCCTTGTGAAATCGCACATCGTCTTCAATGATAATTCCCAACGGATCTCCCGAATCCACCAGTGCCTGCATACATCGAATGTGTCCAAGAGTGGCCGCACAGCCTGTGGGATAGGATGTGCCTCGCTCGAAACAGGTGGCTCCGCGGCGCACCACCTCGGGGTCGTCCTTCAAGGGGGCTTGAACAAGGACAATGTCGAGGTTCAAAGGTGCTGCGGCGGATTTCAGACGTTCACCGCGACCGGGGTCACAGTTGACGGCATAGACGCGCATTTTTAAAGAGGGTCGTCGTGTGTGTAGATTCCTGCCACGAAATTTTGTTGCGATGTAGCATACAAGCAACATGGGTGGTGGTCTTCTTCAGCTCGTCAGCTACGGTGCGCAGGACATCTACATCAGCGGCAACCCCCAGATCACGTTCTGGAAGGTGCTGTTCAAGCGTCACACGAACTTCGCCATGGAGTCCATTGAGGTGACGTTCAACGGCCAGGCCGACTTCAACAAGCGTGTGACGGCCATCATCAACCGTAACGCGGACCTGATGTACCGCACGTACATCCAGCTGGTTCTCCCGGCGGTTCAGCTGGACGGTCTTAACAACAACACGATGGCCCGTTTCCGCTGGCTCAACTACATCGGCCACCGCGTCGTGAAGACGGTGGAGCTCGAGATCGGCGGCCAGCGTATCGACCGCCAGTACGGCGACTGGATGCAGATCTGGACGCAGCTGACCCAGGACATCGGCACGGTCAAGGCCCTCGATGAGATGATCGGCAACACGCACGACCTCGTGCTGATGAAGGACCGCAAGGGCTATGCCCTGGACGTGTCGTGTGCCGGTGCCGAGCTGACGAACTCGTGTGCCCCCCGTGCCGGCACCCCGGCTCGCACGCTGTACATCCCGCTCCAGTTCTGGTTCTGCCGCAACCCCGGCCTGGCCATCCCGCTGATCGCCCTTCAGTACCACGAGGTCCGCATCAACGTGGAGTTCGAGCAGTGGATCAACTGCTGCTACTACGAGATGATCAGCGGCTCGCCCGCGTCGGCGATCCAGTCGCTGACGGCCGCGTCGCTGTACATCGACTACATCTACCTGGACACGGAGGAGCGTCGCCGC